TGGCGTCTTTAGTTAACAAGAAAAAAGGGAAAAAATAAATGGCAGCAAAGCAACGATATGATGTTCTCCAAAGTGACCGCCAACAATTTCTAGATAAAGCATGGGAAGCTTCACAGCTAACACTTCCATATCTCATTCGTCGTGACGATGAATACACAAAAGGAGCAAAGGTATTAAAAACACCTTGGCAATCAGTTGGTGCTAAAGGTGTAGTTACCTTGGCATCTAAACTGATGCTTGCTTTACTACCTCCTCAAACTACCTTCTTTAAATTACAGGTAGATGAAACAGGTATTCCTCCAGGACTCTTTCAAGAGAATCCTAGTGTTAAGACAGAGATGGATACATCCTTTGCAAAGATCGAGCGTACGATCATGGAATCTATTGCAGCTTCTGATGATCGAGTCGTAGTACACCAAGCGTTAAAGCACTTGGTTGTAGCGGGTAATGCTCTGGTCTTTATGAATAAGGAACAGCTGAAGCTCTATCCCCTTAATCGCTATGTCGTAGAACGAGATGGTAACGGTAATGTTGTAGAGATCATCACACGTGAAACAGTCAGTAAGAAATTAGTCGAAAAATTTCTACCTGAAAAAACCTACCAGCAAACTGCTAATGATAATGAAACCAATCCTGGTGAGTGTGATGTATATACTCACATCAAACGTGATAACAATCGTGTCACATGGCATCAGGAAATCTACGGTAAGGTAATCCCTAGTAGTTATGGTAAGGCTCCATTAAATAAAAACCCATGGCTACCACTACGTTTTAATTATGTAGATGGTGAAGCCTATGGTAGAGGTAGGGTTGAAGAATTTATGGGTGATCTTAAGTCACTTGAATCTTTATCCCAAGCACTCGTAGAAGGTTCAGCAGCAGCAGCTAAGGTTGTGTTTGTTGTATCCCCTTCTAGTACTACTAAACCAGCAACTCTTGCGGCAGCTGGTAACGGTGCCATTGTTCAGGGTAGACCTGATGATATTGGTGTCGTTCAAGTTGGTAAGACCGCTGACTTCCGCACTGCATTTGAACAATCACAAGTCTTTCAAAAGAGATTGAGTGAAGCGTTCCTTGTCATGAATGTTCGTGACTCTGAACGTACAACTGCAGAGGAAGTACGAATGACTCAGCAGGAATTAGAGTCACAACTTGGTGGACTATTTAGTCTGCTTACTGTTGAGTTTCTTGTACCCTACTTGAGTCGTAAACTTGACATGCTACAAAAATCACGGGCTATACCAAAGCTACCAACAGATTTAGTTAAACCAACAATTGTTGCTGGTATTAATGCTCTTGGTCGTGGTGCTGATCGTGAAAGCTTGACTGAGTTCCTTCAGACAATATCTCAAACAATGGGACCTGAAGCATTACAAACCTATATCAATCCAGATGAAGTCATTCGACGTCTAGCTGGATCGATGGGTATTGATCAACTTGGTCTTGTTAAAGGTATGGATCAAGTTAAAGGTGAGCAGCAGGAACAGATGCAGCAACAAGCATCAATGGATCAAGACCTTGCACTCACCAAACAAGCATCTCAATTCCAAGCAAACAATCCGAATGACCCAAGCCAAACCGGTTCGCCCCCCGAAGAAGGCGCAGCCCCGCTCCCCACGCAAGCCGGTGGAGAAGGCGGAGCACCTCCAACCCCTGGAGGACCCGAAGGTTAAAGACCTTTCAGTTAGAGATCGGAGGTACCTCTCCAATCAATCAAACAAATATCAAAGAAAACCCAAGGTAGGTACACCAACCCTCGGACGTGAAACTGCTTACGTAACTGAGGTTGGTCTTGGAAACCTCCGCTCTGAAACAGCATATGACAACACTGACGTATCAACCTGATCAAGGTCAACCTGAATTCTCTGAAGACGAACTTAATTCTATTGAAGTAGGTAATCAATTAGAGGAACAACAACAACAGCTACTTGCTGGTAAGTATGAATCAGCCGAACAACTAGAACAAGCTTACTTAGAACTACAACAGAAGTTTGGATCAAACCAAGAAGAGCAACCAACTACTGAAGAGTCTCCTGAAGAACAAGTAGAGGATGCTGAGATTGATTTGATGGAAGCATTGTGGCAACAGTCACAGTCAGAATATGATGAAGATACACTTGAATCTTTAAGGAACTCTGACCCTGCTGATATTGCTCAAGCTTATCTAGATTATCGAGCTGAGAATCAACAGCATGAACTGACATCTGAAGAAACAAGTGATCTTTATGATGTTGTTGGTGGTCAAGAACAATATACAAACATGCTTCGATGGGCTGCTGAAAACTGTGATGAACAGACCATCGAAATGTATGACACAGTGATGGGGAAGGGTGACCTTGAGTCATGCTTCTTTGCTGTACAAGCAATGGCCTTCCGTATGGCAGAGATGGAGGGATGGCAGCCTGATGATTTCATCTCAGGTCGTACACCTATCCAGACTGCTGATGTATTCCGTAGCCAAGCTGAAGTTGTTCAAGCCATGAGTGATCCTAGGTATGATGTTGATCCTGCTTATCGACAGGACATCATGAATAAATTAGAACGTTCCAATGACTTAATGTATTAATGGAAAACACAACTCCTAAGTATTTAAAACCAAAGAATAAAAATAAAGGTAAGGGTAAAACGAGTGGCTTTAATAAACTTCTTGCAGGTGGTGGCCTTGGTTTGGCTGGACTCCTTATTTCTTCGGTCATGAATAGTGGCAAAAAAACGTAAGGCTACAAAGCAACGCTTAGATCCTTCATGTTGGAAGGGCTACAAGAAATCAGGTACCAAAGTAAAAAGTGGTACCCGAGTTAATAACTGTGTAAAAATTAAGAAATGACCACCATCATTGAAGAACGCGGACGTGTAAACATGTTCGCCAAAGAACCACCTATGGAAGTTATGAACGTCACTGAAAACCACAACGAAAAAGCTGAGAAGTTGAATGGCCGCCTTGCAATGCTTGGTGTAATTGCAGCTCTCGGTTCATATGCAATCACTGGACAACTTATTCCTGGTATTTGGTAATGCACAAGAAGGGACACAAAGCTCCTAAAGTAAAGAAGAAGGCTAAGTTAATGGCAGCAATTGGTAATCCAATTCTACAAAACAAGTCCATGACAATTAAATCACATACCCCTAACTCTAATTATGGTTGACGACGCAGATAGGAAAAGACGAAATGCTATTAAAACTGGTGCCAAGGTATTGAAAGGTATTAAAGCAGTCTCAAATACTTTAGGTACCTCCCCTACTGAAACCCCTGATGTTGATACTAAGCTCGATAAAGGGTACGGCAAAGGAGATGGTGCCCCCGCAATACAGCCGAGCGACAGAAAATATACAACCGATGAAAATGGTATTGGCGACTTAGAGAAGACACCTAAGTCTAGGATTGGTAACATCACAAGACCGAACAACAAGCGGAAAACTTACTAAACAAACACTCTATTATTTTAAATGAAAACTCTTATTATTGCTTCACTCCTACTCGGCGCTGCTGGTGCCGCACAAGCTGGACCCTTTGTAAACGTCGAAGCTAATGCTGGCTTCGTAGGTAGTGAGTACGGTGGCTCTACTGTCATTGATAATCACGTTGGATACGAAGGTGATAACTGGTATATCCAAGGAGGACCTGCAGTAGTCCTTAATGATGGTGCAGATTCTGATCTGGAATTCTCAGGTAAAGTCGGTGCTAGTGCACCTCTTAGTGAACGGCTAGCTCTCTATGGAGAGGTATCAGTTTTGACTGCTGAAGCTGACAATAACTACGGAACTAAAGCAGGTTTGAAGTACACCTTCTAAGCTAAATAGATTCATGTGGAAGGTGCAATTCCTTCCTTAGCTCTAGACAGCCAAGTCTTTAAAATGGTCTTACTTAATTATACATACCCAACCATGAACTATTACTTAAATGACCGCTGTACTTTCAAGACCACAAAAACTAAATAACTGGCAGTCCTTCTGCGAGTGGGTGACATCCACTAATAATCGTCTATACGTAGGCTGGTTTGGAGTCCTAATGATTCCAACATTACTAGCCGCAACTATTTGTTTTGTCCTGGCTTTCGTAGCCGCTCCCCCTGTTGATATTGATGGCATACGTGAACCAGTTGCAGGATCGCTCCTTTACGGAAATAACATTATATCGGGAGCAGTTGTCCCGTCTAGCAATGCTATCGGACTCCACTTCTATCCCATCTGGGAAGCAGCCAGTCTCGATGAATGGCTATACAACGGTGGACCATTCCAACTCATTGTCTTCCACTTCTTGCTCGGTATTTACTCTTACATGGGACGCGAATGGGAACTTAGCTACAGGCTAGGTATGCGTCCCTGGATCTTCGTTGCTTACTCCGCACCTGTAGCTGCGGCCTCTGCTGTCTTCTTGGTGTACCCCTTTGGACAAGGTTCTTTTTCAGATGCAATGCCTCTTGGCATTTCCGGGACCTTCAATTACATGCTCGTCTTCCAAGCTGAACATAATATTCTTATGCACCCTTTTCATATGCTTGGCGTTGCCGGCGTATTTGGTGGGTCTTTGTTCAGTGCTATGCATGGTTCTCTTGTCACAAGTTCCCTTGTTAGGGAGACAACCGAGAATGTATCTCAGAACAATGGGTATAAATTTGGACAGGAAGAAGAGACATATAATATTGTCGCTGCTCACGGATACTTTGGACGACTGATCTTTCAATATGCTTCGTTTAATAACTCACGTAGCCTCCACTTTTTCTTGGCTGCATGGCCTGTTGTTGGCATTTGGTTTACTAGCTTGGGTGTTAGCACTATGGCTTTCAATCTTAACGGCTTCAACTTTAATCAATCCATTGTCGATAACGGGAACCGTGTTGTCCCTACTTGGGCTGACATACTTAACCGTGCAGGACTTGGAATGGAAGTAATGCATGAGCGTAATGCTCATAACTTCCCACTTGATCTGGCTACATACAAAACTCCTACTATCGGATAACTATTATGGGACTTGCTTACAATCCTAAAAACCGTGCAAATGATTTTCAAGTCCAGTATGTTGTAAAAACAACTGGCGACCAATGGTTCCCAGTAACTACTGGTTATGGTGATAACCCTAGCTCTGGTACATCAGCGCAACGTGTCGTTCAGAACGATATCCTTGCTGGTGATACTGCAGATGGAACACCAGCTGCTGCTGAACTAGTAGCTAGCTAATTATAAAAGTCCGTTCATCGAATACCGTCGATCAGGACAAGATACCAATCTCGGTAAACGACGCATGACATGAGGTGACATGGAACGGGGTCCCTCAATTCTCTAAGGAGGATACTATGCCAAACGTTGAAGTTCGTCAGCGTGTGCGTGAGCAAGCCCAAGCTCTTAAAGAGCAGAAGCTTGTGTATCGCGGGGTAGCTTACCTTAAAAGCCGCTAAGTAGTTCTGTAATTGGGAGGTGCAA